AAAAAATTATGAAAAAATATTAAAAATATTATAAAAATTAAAATTATATTTTTCTAAACTATATACTTTTTATAATTTTTTATTTTAAAAAGTATCTATAAAAACGGGCTTTAAAAAGTATAACAGACGACTAATTTTTATACAGTTATACTTTTTAAAAATTTTCAAAATGAGCAGTTTTAAGAGCCAAAAATGATATTAATAATTATTAAGCAAATATACTTTTTATATATTTTTTTTCATTAAAACTATATATACTTTAAAAAATTGAAAAAATACAATATATAAATAAAATATAGTAATGATATAAAAAATATCAAAACATTATCAATATTTTGATACAAAATTAATATTATTATTTGATTTTAAGGATGATATAAATAATTTAGATTTTTGTCAAAACATAACTCATATAACTTTTCAATTTTCCAATTATGAAAAAAAATTAAATAATTTACCACAAAGTTTAATTTATTTGGATTGTGGTTCTCGGTTTAATCAAAAAGTAGATAAATTACCAAAAAATTTAACTAGTTTAACTTTTGGTTGTTTGTTTAATCAAGAAGTAAATAATTTACCAAAAAACTTAATCTATTTAAATTTTTCAAGTTTTTTTAATCAAAAAATAGATAAATTACCAAAACATTTGAATTGTTTAATTTTAGATAGATATTTTAATCAACCAATAAATAAATTACCAGAAAGTTTGACTAAATTAACTTTTGGTAAAAATTTTAATCAAAAAATTGATACTTTTCCAAAAAATTTAATTGAATTAACATTTGTGAATAAATTTAATCAACCATTAAATAATTTACCAGAAAGTTTGATTCATTTAACATTAGGACGATGTTATTATAATAATTTAATAAATTTACCATCAGGATTGAAAACTTTGACAATTTATAATAAAGATAAACCAAATAATAAAGATTTAATTATTAAAAAACCATTTGGTTGTATTGTTAAATTTAAAAATATACATGATGCTGTTGAATATGATTCAGATTATTATACAGATTTTTAATTTTATATATTTTTATAAAAATCATTGAGTTTATAAAAATGTGTGTGTTGTTTTATAGAGAAAAATGAGGAAAACGAGAAAAATAAGGAATGACTATCATGTTGAAGAAGTCGTCTGGTGTTCCAATCTTTTCGCCGCCCATAGAGAAGACGGAGACTACTCCATAATCATCCTTCTTCATGTGATAGGAGACGGAGAGGAACGACATTGTGAGTGTGTATGACGGAATATCGGCTGTGCCAGTTGCCATTTGTTCAAGCAACTCAAGGTTCACCTTGATTGTTGGAGCATCCATACCGTAAGGAATGAAATGAGTGCCACCTCGACAGGGAAAATTTGTGAATGTAGGCATTGCCATTTTTGGTATCAATTGTAATTTTTATATTACAATAGAACTTTCAATAGTCAAAAAATTCAATTTTTTTAATATATCATTTTTAAATAACATATATTATAAAAAATTGAAAAAAACAATATTTAAAAATACAATATTTAAAATAAATATATTAATTATTTAGAATGTACACTAAAGAGTATAAATATAAAAATAACATATTAAAATATAATCATTGCTTTAAACAAATAATAAGAGAAATACCAATAGATACAAAAGAAATTATAACAAATTTTGAGTTTAATAATTATATAGATTTAGTTGACATAGATTTAATAAAAAATTTAAGAACAATAACTTTTGGTCATTCATATAATAAACCAATAAATAAATTACCAGAAAGCATAAAAGAAATAAATTTTGATTTTGAATTTAATCAAAATGTAGATAATTTGCCACCAACTTTAACTCATTTAACTTTTGGATATTGTTTTAATCAAAAAGTAGATAAATTGCCACCAAATTTAACTCATTTAACTTTAGGCGATAATTTTAACCAATATGTAGATAATTTACCAGAAAGTTTAACTCATTTAAAATTTAGTTGGTCTAAATTTAATTATTTAGTAGATAATTTACCTAAAAGTTTAACACATTTAACTTTTAATTATAATTTTAATCAAAAAGTAGATAATTTACCACAAAGTTTGACACATTTAACTTTTAATAAATATTTTAATCAAAAAGTTGATAAATTACCAAAAAATTTAATTTGTTTAGTTTTTGGTGAAGATTTTAACCAACCAGTTGATAATTTACCAAAAAATTTATCTTCTTTAACTTTTGGAAGAGATTTTTTTCGCAAAGTTGATTATTTACCAAAAAAATTAACTCATTTGAATTTTGGATTTTATTATAATGTGAGAGTAGATTATTTACCAGAAAGTTTAACTCATTTAACTTTTGAAAAATATTTTAATCAACCAATTGATAATTTACCACCAAATTTAATATATTTATCTTTAGGAGATATTTTTACTAATAGTAGTGATGATTTTAATCAACCAATAAATAAATTACCAAAAAAAATAACTCATTTAATTTTAGGAAATAATTTTAATAAATCATTAGATAATTTGCCTGAAAGTTTGACACATTTAATTTTAGGTTCAAGATTTAATATGAATCTTGAAAATCTACCAGCATCATTGCAAAATATAACTATTTATAATAATAAATTCAAGTTAATAATTAAAAAACCATTTGGATGTATAATAGAAAATAAAAGAATAGATTATAAATATATTAATAAATGGTAAAAAATTTTTTATTTAATAATTCAAAATATTCATTTTGATATTTAGAATATAAATGAGTAATAAAAATAATAAAAATATCTTGATATAAATATATAGAAAATGAATAAAACGGTTAATTTTTTAGATGAAGACATTGACTCATTTATAAAATGTTATGAAACTAATTTATTAGATGGTATAGCACCAAATACAAAAATACCAGTATGGGTTGAATATTTAAAAACAAAAAAATATTATAGACAAAATGGAATAAGTGAAGATTTTTTTTTTAATAAAAGATTTAATATGACAAATGAAGATTTAATAAATTTACAAAAAATAGTAAATCGTGTAAAAAACGGGAAAAAAATAAATCGTATGAACAAAACCCATATTCAAGGAAACATTTTATCAAATCCATCATTAAATATAAATGGTTCAACAACATTTTCAACATTTGATGAGAATGAAATAATAACAGATAAAGATACAAATAAATTTGAATTATTATCACAAGTTTCATCAGCAATGGATGATTATTATAATAAAATGAAAAAATCAAAAGAAAGAAAATTATCTTGGAAAAATAAAGATTATAAATATGCAAGAGAAATTGATTTATCAAACACAACACGAAATCCAGAATTAGATGATTATAGATATCAACGAGATTTAGCATTTTCAGGAACAGTTCAAAATGTAAACAATCCTTATTATATTGAACAAGAATATTCAGAAAGACCACAAGTAGAATATGATGTTCAAGCTTTTGCAAAAAGTCCATTATATAATATGAGTAAAACAAATATAATAAATAGAATAGATGAAATTTCAAAAGTTTTGGATAATAATAATTTAATAACAACAGATTTTCAAAATGGAAGAGTAGTTCCTGCTGTGATGACAAATAAAATGACATATTCAAATAATTTTGATACAGAAACAATTAATAAACAATTACAAAATGAAAATTATATGGGATTAAAACATCAAGATCCTTCATCAGCAAGATTTTGGCAAGATCAAGATATTTTAAATCCAGGGTCTCAAACAAGAAAACCTGCAATTAAAAATAAACAACCTTTTGAAAATCAATTTCAATATTTAGATTGTAATTATAATAGAGTTCAAGATCCAAGATTAATAGGAAAATCAAGTAGAATGGATAATAGATCAATTATGGAAAGATAATTAAATAAATGATTATTTTAATCAAAAAATAAAATGTTTACCAAATAATTTAGAATATTTAGAATTAGGTTGGTGTTTTAATCAAAAAATTATTTTACCTAAATCTATTAAAGAATTAACTTTAACTTGTCATAATTATTTATTAAATAATATTCCAGAACATATTGAAAAAATATAATATAAAAGTAGAAAATTTGCCTTTAACAATTAAAGAAATTGGTATTATGTTTGAAAGATATAAAAAATTTATAAAAATTCCTTTTGGATGTATTCTTAATATAAATAATTAGATAATATTATAAAATATAAAAATGCAATATTATAAAGAAACTAAAACTTTAGCAATATATAGTTATTTTAATGAAGAATTAAATGATATACCAAAAGATATAGAAATTATAATATTTCATAATAAAAAATCTATAGATTTGTCAGAACAAAAAAATATAAAACAATTAATTTTTGATTTTGTTTATGAATATATATTAGATAATTATTTTAGAATAAATTATTTTAATTTAGAAACATATGTTGATTATAAATTATTAAATAATTTAACTCATTTAACTTTTGAACGTCATTTTAATTTTAAAATAGATAATTTTCCAAAAAATTTAACACATTTGATTTTTGGTTGGGCTTTCAATAGAAAAATAAAATATTTACCAAAAAATTTAACATATTTGAAATTTGGAGATCATTTTAATCAAGAAGTTGCTAATTTACCAAAAAATTTAACTCATTTGTTTTTTAGAATTCATTTTAATCAAGAAGTTGTTAATTTACCAAAAAATTTAATTTTTTTAAATTTGGGTTATTCATTGAAAGAATACAAAATACCAAAAAATATAAAAGAATTAGTTTTATATTATAACAATAATTTAATTGATAATATTCCAGAACATATTGAAAAAATTTATATTAACTTCTGTTATTATGATATGGATAATGAAAAATATAAAAAAATAGATAATATACCCTTAACAATAAAAGAAATTATTATAAAAAATGAAAAATATAAAAAATATATTAAAATACCTTTTGGATGTAAACTTACAATAAATAATTTTTATTAAAAATTTACACTGAAAATTTCATTTTATATTTTTAAAGAATTATAATTGCTGTTTGATATATATTTTTATTATATAATAATATAATCATGTTTATATAATTGAAAAAATTGAAAAAATGAATAATAATTGAATGTATAATTGAATATACATATAAATTAATATATCAAAAAATGGAATATGATATATTAGATAAAACTTTAACAATATCTCGCATTTTTAATAAAGTATTAAAAGATATACCTGAAGATGTAGAAATTATAGTTTTTGAAAATAATATTTTAGATAAAAAATTAAATAAATTACCACATAGTGTAACTCATTTATATTTTGATTTTGATCATGATGATACAATATTAAATAAAAATATAACTCATTTTACTTTACAAAGATTTTTTGATGAAACAATAGATAATTTATTAAAAAATATAACACAAATAACTTTTGGTTTTGAATTTAATCAAACAATTGATTTATTGACAGATAATATAACACAATTAACTTTTGGTGATAAATTTAATCAAAAAGTAGATAATTTACCTCAAAGTTTAATTTATTTAACTCTTTGTGTTGATTTTAATCAAAAAGTAAATAATTTACCAAAAAATTTAACACAATTAATATTTTATAATTTATTCAATCAAAAAGTAGATAAATTGCCAAAAAATTTAACTCATTTAATTTTTGGTTATGATTTTAATCAAAAAGTAGATAATTTACCAAAAAATTTAATTCATTTAATTTTTGGTACCAATTTTAATCAAAAAGTAAATAATTTACCAAAATACCTAACACATTTAACTTTTGGATATCATTTTAATCAAAAAGTTGATTATTTACCACAAACTCTTACTCATTTAATTTTTAGTTATTATTTTAAACAAAAAATAATTTTTTTTCCATATAATTTAACTCATTTAACTTATTACTTACCAAATAATAAAAAACTTGTAAAATTAAATTTAAAAAATTTAAAATATTTTAAATCCAAATTAGATTTTGAAAATAAAATTTTATTGCCAAAAAATCTTAGAGAATTATCTTTGCAATATGATGATCAATTTATAAATAATATTCCAAAACATATTGAAAAAATTTATATTTATTATCCTTTTTTCATGTTTGTGAAAAGTGTAATAGAAAATTTACCTTCAACAATAAAAGAAATTGTTATTGAATATGAAAGTTTTAAAAAAAATATAAAAATACCTTTTGGTTGTAAAATTACTATTGGAAAAATTGAATAAATTATTAAATAATTATAAATTTATATATTAAAAAATGAACTATAATAAAGAAACTAAAACTTTAACTATAAATTATGATTTTAATGAAGAATTAAAAGATATACCTGAAAACACTGAAATTATGATATTTAATGATGATTTTCCTAATTTTTCAAAATTTGATAAAAAAATATATAATTTTCCTCAAAAAATAATAAAAATAACTTTTGGACATTGTTATAATCAAAAACCATATAATTTACCAAAAAATCTAACTCATTTAAGTAATATAAACTGCGGTGATTATTTTTTTCAAAATGCAAACAAATTGCCAAAAAACTTGACTTATTTAAATTTTGGTGGTATTTTTAATGACAAAGTAGATAAATTACCAAAAAATTTAATTCATTTGACTTTTGGTAATCTTTTTAATGCAAAAGTAGATAAATTACCTAAATATTTAACTAAATTAAATTTTAATTATGAATTTAATCAAAATGTAGATAATTTACCAAAAAATTTAACTGAAATAATTTTTGGACGTTCTTTTGTTAAAAAAATAGATAATTTACCACAAAGTTTAACTTATTTATATTTAAATAATTCTTATGATAAAATATATAATTTACCAAAAAATTTAACTCATTTAACTTTCAGTTATTCATTTAATCAAAAAATAAAAATTTTACCAAAAAACTTGATTCATTTAACTTTTGGTTATAAATTTAATCAAAAAGTAGATAATTTACCAAAAAATTTAATTCATTTGACTTTTAGTTATAAATTTAATCAAAAAGTAGATAATTTACCAAAAAACTTAATTCATTTAACTTTTGATAATAAATTTAATCAAAAAATAGATAATTTACCAAAAAGTTTAACTCATCTAACTATTAATGGAATATTTAATCAAAAAGTAAATAATTTACCACAAACTTTAAAATATTTTAAAATGTATTGTGATACATATAATGAAATTATTTTACCAACAAATCTTAAAGAAATATATTTAAATTATGAAAATAATTTAATAAATAACATACCAACACATATTGAAAAAATATATATTTATAAGGAAATGATATATCCTTTTGATGATGATGACTTTTTAAAAAATTCTATAAAAAGTTCAATAGATAATTTGCCCATAACAATAAAAGAAATTGTAATAGAAAGCGAAAAATTAAAAAAATATATAAAAATACCTTTTGGATGTAAACTTACTATTCAAAAATTTGAATAATTAATTATATAATAACAAATTTATATATTAAAAAATGGAATATAACGAAGAATCTCATACTTTAACTATAAATTATGATTTTAATGAAGAATTAATAAATATACCTCATAATACTAAAATAATTATATTTGAGGATAATGAATATTATAAATATTATAAATATTCAAAATTTAACCAAAAAGTAGATAATTTACCAAATAGTCTAACTCATTTAACTTTTGGACATTATTTTAATCAAAAAATAGATAATTTACCAAAAAATTTAACTCATTTAACTTTTGGGCATCTCAAAAATAATGAGGTTTCCTTCATTATTTTTGAGATGCACCAGCCTAACAGGCGTCTGGTGATATTATTTTAATCAAAAAGTAGATAATTTGCCAAAAAATTTAACTCATTTAACTTTAGGGGTTTGTTTTAATCAAAAAATTGATAATTTACCAAAAAATTTAACTCATTTAATTTTTAGTAATAATTATAATAAAAAAGTAAATAATTTGCCGAAAAATTTAAAATATTTAAGATTAGGATGGCATTTTAATAATGAAATTAATTTGCCTGAAAATCTAAAAGAGTTAAAGTTAACTTGTAATAATAATTTACTTAATAATATTCCAAAACATATTGAAAAAATAAATATAAAATTTGGTTGGAAAATTGAAAATAATAAAAAAGTAGAAAATTTACCTCTAACAATAAAAGAAATTGTTATTAAAGATGAATATTATAAAAATCTTATAAAAATACCTTTTGGATGTAAAATTACTATTAAAAAAATTGAATAATTAATAAAATATTTATAATTTTATATAATAAAAATGCAATATAATAACGAAACTAAAACTTTAACTATAAATTATGATTTTAATGAAAAATTAAAAAATATTCCAGAAGATACCAAAAAAATTATTTTTCAAAATGATAATAATGAATATTTTTCAAATTTTAATAAAAAAGTAGATATTTTACCTCAAAGTTTAACTCATTTATTTTTTGGGTATTATTTTAATCAAAAAGTAGATAATTTACCACAAAGTTTAACTCATTTAACTTTTGGGTATTATTTTAATCAAAAAGTAGATAATTTACCACAAAGTTTAATTAAGTTATTTTTTGATGATAAATTTAATCAAAAAGTAGATTATCTTCCACAAAAATTAATTAAATTAACTTTTGGGCATTATTTTAATCAAAAAATAAATTATTTACCACAAAGTTTAATTCATTTAACTTTTGGAGATAGTTTTAATCAAAAAAATGTTCATTTACCAAAAAATTTAACTCATTTAACTTTTGGTTATTATTTTAAACAAAAAGTAATTAATTTGCCAAAAAATTTAAAATATTTAAAATTAGGATGGCATTTTAATAATGAAATTAATTTACCAAAATTTCTAAAAGAATTATCATTAACTTGTGCTAATGAATTAATAAATAACATTCCAAAAAATGTTGAAAAATTATGGATTTATTTTTATGATTATAATAATGATAATGTAAAAGTAGAAAATTTGCCTCCAACAATAAAAGAAATTGTTATTAAAGATGAAAAATTAAAAAAATATATAAAAATACCGTTTGGTTGTAAAATCACTTCAAAAAATTGAATAATTTATTAAATATTTATAAATTTATATATTAAAAAATGGAATATAATAAAGAAACTAAAACTTTAACTATAAATTTTGATTTTAATGAAGAATTAAAAAATATACCAAAAGATGTCAAAATAATTATATTTAATAATAAACATTCACATCTTTCATATTTTAATCAAAAAGTTGATAATTTACCTCAAAGTTTAATTCATTTAACTTTTGGAATAATTTTTGATCAAAAAGTAGATAAATTACCAAAAAATTTAACTCATTTGATTTTTTGTTATTATTTTAATCAAAAAGTAGATAATTTACCAAAAAATTTAACTCATTTAACTTTTGGAAGTAAGTTTACTCAAATAATTGATGTTTTACCAAAAAATTTAAAATATTTAAAATTAGGATGGATATCATTTAATGATAAAATTATTTTACCAGAATCTCTCAAAGAATTATGTTTATCTTGTGGTAATAAATTAATAAATAATATTCCAAAAAATATTGAAAAATTATGTATTTATTTTTATGATTGTGATTTTAAAGTTTATAATAAAAAAGTAGAAAATTTACCATTAACAATAAAAGAAATTGTTATTCAAAATGAACAATTTAAAAAATATATAAAAATACCTTTTGGATGTAAAATTACTATCCAATCTTTATAGTTTTAATAAATTTTATCTAGAAAAATTGAAAAATTTATTAAATATTTATAAATTTATATATTAGAAAATGGAATATAATAATAGAATCAAAACTTTGTTTATATCTTTTAATTTCAATGAAGAATTAAAAGATATATCTAATGATACACAAATTATTATTTTTAAAAATGAATATCCTAAATATTCACAATTTAATAAAAAAGTAGATAATTTACCACAAAGTTTAACTCTTTTAACTTTTACTGAATTATTTAATCAAAAAGTAGATAATTTACCAAAAAATTTAACTCATTTAGATTTAGGTTTTAATTTTAATAAAAAAGTAGATAATTTGCCAAAAAATTTAACTCATTTAACTTTTAGTGAAAGATTTGATCAACAAGTAAATAATTTGCCAAAAAATTTAACTCATTTAACTTTTGGTGAAAATTTTGACCAACAAGTAAATAATTTGCCAAAAAATTTAAAATATTTAAACTTACCATGGTTATTATTTCAAGATAAAATTATTTTGCCAAAATCTCTCAAAAAAATATGTTTATCTTGTAATAATGAATTAATAAATAACATTCCAAAAAATATTGAAAAATTATGGATTTATTTTTATGATTTACAAGAATATACACGATATAATAAAAAAGTAGAAAATTTACCTTTAACAATAAAAGAAATTGTTATTCAAAATGAAAAATTTAAAGAATATATAAAAATACCTTTTGGATGTAAAATCACTATCAAACCTACATACTTATTCTAAATATTATCTATAAAAAATATTTACATTGTTTAAGATTTTAATTACAAAGTAAATATTATTTTTTATATATTTTAATGTCTTTCTTCTTTTTGAAGTTTTCCTTTTTGATTTTATTTTTTCAATTTGATATGCATGTAAAAAGAAATTTTTATAATGTTCTACTTTTATTTTCTTAATTGATTCATATATACATTTTTTAATATAATATTTTAATTGATTTTAGTATAATATTTTAATTGATTTTAGTTTTATGCATTCAAAAAATTGAAAAATTTATTAAATATTTATAAATTTATATATTAAAAAATGGAATATCATAAAGAATTAAATTATTTATATTTACGTTATTATTTTGAAAAAGACTTAAAAAATATACCTCAAGATATTGAAATTATCAAGTTTGAAAATGATTCATTTCCTGAATGTTCAATTTTTAATATGAAAGTAGATAATTTGCCACAAAGTTTGAAAGAAATAACTTTTGCCCATTATTTTAATCAAAAAATAAATCATTTGCCAAAAAATTTAACTCATTTAACTTTTGGAGTTTATTTTAATAGAAAAGTAGAAAAATTACCAAAAAATTTGAAATATTTATATGTAAATTGGTATTTTCAAAATGAAATAATTTTACCAAAAAATCTAAAAGAGTTAACATTATCTTGTAATAATAATTTACTTAATAATATTCCAAAACATATTGAAAAAATAAATATATATTTTAGTTGGAACATTGAAAATAATAAAAGAGTAGAAAATTTACCTTTAACAATAAAAGAAATTGTTATTAAAAATGAATATAAAAAATATGTTAAAGTTCCTTTTGGAAGCATATTAACTATAAAAAATTGAATAATTAATAAAATATTTATAAATTTATATAACAAAATGGAATATAACAAAGAAACTAAAACTTTAACTATATTTTATAAATATAATCATTTACAAAATATACCTGAAGATACTAAAATTATTATTTTTAATTATTGGAATACCTTTAATCAAAAAGTAGATAAATTACCGCAAAATTTAACTCATTTACATTTTAATCACCATTATAATCAAAAAACAAATCATTTGCCAAAAAATTTAACTCATAACTTTTGGAGGCTTTTTTAATCAAAAAATAAATAAATTGCCAAAAAATTTAAAATATTTACATTTAGGTTGGAATTTTCAAAATGAAATAATTTTACCAAAAAATTTAAAAGAGTTAAGTTTAACTTGTAATAATAATTTACTTAATGATATTCCAAAACATATAGAAAAAGTTTATATTAGATTTTCTATTGATGATCAATATAATAAAAGAGTAGAAAATTTACCTTTAACAATAAAAGAAATTGTTATTAATAATAAAAATTATAAAAAATATGTTAAAAAACCTTTTGGAAGCATATTAACTATAAAAAATTGAATAATTAATAAAATATTTATAATTTTATATAATAAAAATGCAATATAATAAAAAAACCAAAACTTTATTTTTATCTTTTGATTTAAATGAAGAATTAAAAGATATACCAGAAGATACTGAAATTATTAGTTTTGATTATTTTAATAATTTTAATCAAAAAATAAAACACTTGCCACAAAGTTTAACTCATTTAAATTTTGGGTATTCATTTAATCAAAAAATAAAACACTTGCCAAAAAATTTAATTCATTTACATTTTGAATATAAATTTAATCAAAAACTAGATAAATTGCCAAAAAATTTAAAATATTTACATTTAGGTTGGTGTTTTCAAAATGAAATAATTTTACCAAAAAATCTAAAAGAATTAAAGTTAACTTGTAATAATAATTTTATTAATAATATTCCAAAACATATTGAAAAAGTTTATATTCTTTTTTCTGGTCATAATAAAAATAATAAAAGAGTAGAAAATTTACCTTTAACAATAAAAGAAATTATTATTGAAGATGAATATTATAAAAAATATATTAAAATACCTTTTGGAAGTATATTAACTATAAAAAATAAAACTATGGAAAATAATAAATAAATTTATATAAAATAGTTAATATACTATTAAAAAATCAAAATTTTAATATCTTAAATTATGGTAATTACAAAATATGAAAAATAAAACATAAATAATTATTTATCTAAATTTATTAAATATTCTTTTATTTTTTCATATTTTGTTATTTTAGTTTGCAATTCTTTATTTACTTTATTTATTTCTATCATTGATACAGTTAATTTATCTATTTTTTCTAATAATTCATTGTTGATGTTTTGAATTTTTAAATTTTCTAATTGTAATTTTAATAATTTATCTTCTTGTTGTTTAATTTTTTTTTCACATATTTTTAATTTTTTTTCACAATCTATTATTGTTTCTTTTGGCTTAACTAATTTATATTGATTAGTTGTGTAATATTTTTCAACAAGTTCATATATTATATTTGGTATATTACGAATTAAATTATTATAATGTGCAGAAATTTTATAAGAAGGATTATAGTCATCATATCCATAATCAATATGCAATATAATTTTTTTACATTCTTTATAATTTCTATAAGGATATTTTATTTCAAAAATATCATCAAATAATTTTTTTAATAATTCAATATAACACAATGGTATTAAAATAGTTTTACCTATTTTATTTATTTCTTCTTTTTTATTTGTTATATATGATGCATATAAATTATTTAAATTTGTATAAGCATAAAATTGTTTAAATTTACTATGTGAACCATCGCCATATTCTAAACTATGATCAATACTATATTCAATATAATAAATATAATATTCATTTATTTGTAAATTAATTTTATCCTTGTATTTAAAAATAAGTGGTTCTTTCATATTGCTCACATTAGTTTCATAATTAAATTCATAATTTTGAAATTTTGAAAAATTAAATTCATGTTTTTTAATATGTTCTTCATAATTTTCTTTACTTAGTTTTTTAACTAATTCATTTTTAATATTTATATTTATAGTGGTTATTATTTCTTTTTGAATATTATTAATATTTTGTTCTATTGTTTCTTTTATAATATTGGATAAATCATCAAAATTTTTATTTTTCCATTCTTCTTCATCTTCATAATCATCAATTAATAATTTTTCTAGTTTGTTAGTTAATTCTTTTTTTGCATTTGTATTAATTTCAATTATTAGTTTTTCTTGAATTACAATAAATATTTTGTGTATTGTTTTTTCAATTATTTCACATGAATTATTTATATCTGTTTTATTGATAAATTGCATTTTGAATGATTTATCAAGAAACATAATAATTATTTTTTCTTTTAAAATATTTATCATACTTTGGATTGTTTTTCCAACAATATCCTTCGTTCCATTATTTATCTGACTTTTTAAATGAAAAATTTTTTTAAGATGTAGAGGCATAGGATAATTTATTATAATTTTAATTTCATTTATTATTTCTTCTTGAATTTTATTAAATACATCATTAATATTGTTTTCAAGATTAATACAGTATTTGTCTATTGTTAATACTTCTTGATGTATTGAATTCATATTTTTATGTTAGGTTATAATTATGTCAAATAATTAAAAAATCAAATTTTTTATAATATATGTAAAATAAAAAATTATATAAAAAATATAAATAATTAACAAGTATATAAATAAAAATGACATATCGACAAAAAATAGGAACTGAATATGAATATTATGTTTTAGAAAATATAAGAAAAAATTATGAACAAGTATGGCATTGGAAAAATTTTCCAGAAAAACTCATGTATGAATTAAATTTAATAAAAGATTATGATAAATATAAAAAATATAGATTAGATATAGGGGCAGATTTAGTTGCATTTAAAAATAATAAATATTATTTTATTCAATGTAAAAATTTTAAAGAAACAATCTATATAGACAATTTAGCAGGATTTTATTTTTTATTGTATGAAAACAATCTTGATGGCATTTTATATTACAATGGAACATTAAGTGAAAGATTAGTTGATTTATCAACAGGAAAAATTCCATTTATAAATTTACCATTTAATAATGAAAATATTATTTTTAATGAATTAAAATTAAATATTATACCAAGAGATTATCAAATTGAAGCATATAAAAAACTAAAAAATCTTGACAAATCTATATTAAGTCTTCCTTGTAGCATGGGTAAAACTTATATATCTTCAATGTTAGCAAAAGATTATAATAATATTATCATATTATCTCCAACAAGAGCATTGGCACAACAAAATTTAGAAAAATTTAAAGAATATTTTACAAACACATATAATTATATTTTAGTTTCAGTAGATGGTAGCACAAAAACAAATAACATAAATAAAATATTAAAGGAAAAAAATGTAATATCATCAACTTATGATTCTTGTGTCATAATTAATTTTTTGATAAAAAAGTTAGAAAATTGTTATATTATAGTAGATGAATTTCATAATTTGTCTAAAAATAATTTAACAGATGAAAATAATGATATTTATAAATTATTAAATTATGAAACTAATAAAGTTTTTATTTCTGCAACACCTATAAAAAATTTTATGAATATTTTAGATACAAATATTTACACATATAAATGGAAAGATGCAATTGAAAATAAATATATTTGTGATTTTAATATATATTTACCTATTTTATCTTGTGAAATAATTAATTTTTTGGATATAATAAAAGATAATTATACACAATTAGAACTAAAAATAATTAAAAAAGCATATAATTTAGTCAAAGGAATGTTATTTAACGGTGATAAAAAATGCATATGTTATTTAACAACAATTGAAAAAGCCAATATTTTTAATAAAATATTAATTTTAATTTCAAATACTTTTAATGTTGAAATAGAAAGAGAACAAATAGATTGTAATACAAAAAAATTAAAAAGAAATGAAATAATAAATAAATTTAAAAATAGTGATAAATTATTTATACTTCTAAATGTTCATGTTTTAGATGAAGGTATTGATATTCCAGAATGTGATAGTGTATATATTACACAACCAAATAATAACATAATTAATATAGTTCAAAGAATGTGTAGAGCAAACAGAATTTATAAAAATAAAACTAATTGTAATATATATTTATGGTGTACAGAAAAAAAAACTAAATATATATTAAATTATTTATTTGAAAAAATGGATGAAAGTATAAAAAATAAAATTAATAAAATTTGTGTTAAAAAAATAGAAAAAATTATATTTGAACCATCAAAAACAGAAATCAATTGTAAAAATGATAAAGTTATAACTTATTTTAATAATGCTAAAGATGGAATTATTGAATATATTAAAAAAAATTCTACAATTCCTGATGAATTTATTAATAAATTTTTTGTGTTATATGATTATAAAATAAATGAAAATAACTTGATCATTGATTTTAATGATTTATGTGATTGGTTAATAATGAGAAAAGATGTATTAAAAAGAACCCTTATAAGATCTTATATTAAAGATGTTGATTATAAAATAAAAATTATAAATTCATTAAATAGAGGAAGACCAAAAGAAGAAATATTTATAACACCCGAATGTATGAAAAAAATATGCATGTTATCTTCAACAAAAAAAGCCGAAGAATCCAGAACACATTTTATAAATATAGAAAAATTAATTGATAAATATAAACAAACAATTATTACCGAACTAAATGAAAAAATAAAAACTATGGAAAATAATAAATAAATTAAATAATAAATAAATTAAATAATAAATAAATTAAATAATAAATAAATTAAATAATTATTTTAATCAGATTATTTTAATTATTACTACATAATTTTTTGCACCCATCATAATTAAGAATAGAAGAATCATTAGGGGCATTAGAATTAAAAAGACAAACTTTATGAATATTTGTTTTTGTTTTTTCCCAACTTTTAGTATTTTTATAATCTGTATTAGGATTAATACTACAAACCATACATTCAGGATATTTTTGTTTAAATTCTGGATCAATTGCTAAATGTTTTTCATAATCTTTATAACAAATATTATCTTTTGTTATATTATAATTTGAAGGATTAACAACAACATCGCCAACTTTATATAAATTTTTATAATTACTTGCTTTAGCTATAAAATCATTATATTCAGCTTGAGTTGAAATTAATATTTTATTTTTAAAATCACTTTTTGGTAATTTTACATCCATAAAATCATTATTTATAAAGTTTGATTGATCATTAAAAGAAGAATCATCTATTTTATAATAATTATTTGCTAAATATAATGCTCTTGCTTGTTTTTTAATTGATTCTTCTAATGTTTCTTTAGAAACTTTTAAAGTATTTGCTAATGATTTTGCTTCTTGTAATTCTTGTTCAATTGTTAATTTTTGTTCAACAGGTTTAGATTCAACTAAATTAACTTTTGGTGTTATTGGTTGTGCTGATGCAGTTGCAATAATTGCTGTATTCATTTCAGGTTTTTGTTCAACAGGTTTAGATTCAACTAAATTAACTTTTGGTGTTATTGGTTGTGCTGATGCAGTTGCAATAATTGCTGTATTCATTTCAGGTTTTAATTCAATATTTGCTTCAGTGTTAAGGAAATTTTCTTTATAATTTATTGAAAATATTTGTGTAGCAAGATAAATCAATAAAATAAATATAATTATATAGAATAAATTATCTATACATTCATTTACTCCATTTAAATTACTATTTACAATAGTATATTTTTTATTCATTATATAAAGAATTAATATAAAAATATTAAAAAAATTTTTAAATATTAAATTAATAATAAATATTAACTAATAATAATTTTTTTATGTATATATTAATATATAATGTCTTATCCAACTCAAGGTTCTTCAAATAGACAAATTTATGACTGCTGTGCATATAGTCAATCATTACAACAATCAGTTGATCCTTTACAATATCAATTATATTTTGGTGCTCAAGAAAATTGTTCTAAATGTATAGATAAAAGGGCATGGTATAAACAAGATAGAGAAATTGTTGATATTGAATCAGATTTATCTAATCGTACAAGACCATTATCTAAATGTGATCAATACAAATACAATCCAAATTGCATAACAAGTCCAATGTGTACAAGCACTTTTGATCCAAATGTTCCTCGCATTTTATCTCCTTCTTTATGTCCTATTGTATACCAAAATATTGCTAAACAAGACACACCCGGATACACAACTCCAAATCCTGATATTTGTGGTTTAAGAACTGGTGGCAATTGGACTGAAGCAGATTCAGTTAATACATATCAAGCATATGACAGAAATAATGTCAAAGTTTTAGCTGGTTCAAATAAAAATGAAGATGTTTATATGTTTTTAAATAACTGTAATCAACAACCTCTTTATAATGGTGCAATGGAACAAGTTAAACCATTTTTCTTAAATAATTATAATTCTGCTCCTGTTGAAATGAATGCCAGATACAGACACCCTGTTGCTGAAGGTGAAATGAATGCCAGATACAGACACCCTGTTGCTGAAGTTGAAATGAATGCCAGATACAGACACCCTGTTGCTGAAGGTGAAATGCATCATTCACAATAAATTTTTAATTATATAATAAATTTTTTATTTATCAATATTATAATTTTATATAATAATTATAATATTTATGAAAGATTTTAATATAAATAAAGAACTTGAATTTATAAATAGTATTCAATTTCTAAAACAAAAATATGGAAATGAAAAAGTTATGAAGTGGTATTGGAAACCACAATTTTATAAAAATGGTTTACCTATCATAAAAAATAATACATTAAACGATTTTAACAAAGATGTAAACGCAATACATAAAAAATTAGAAAATCCAGAAATACATACAAAAGAAAATATTAAAGAATATAATCAAAAAATAGATTATATTATTAAAAAATTAAATTTCAAACTTGATAAAAATATTGATAATAAAAAATTACAATTACAAAGAGCATCAATATATAGATATTATATTATAGATGCACTTAATAATATTAGTTTATCAGTATCACCTATAATTAAAAAAGAATGGAAAATAAATTTTGAATTATTTGGTGCTTTTTACAATACAAATGTTAATTATTGTGGATTATTTAGTGATATAGAAGATAGTTGTTGTGATTTTTATACTTTTAATCTTAAAGAAAATATGACAATTTTAATAAATCCACCATATACAGAAGAATGGATAAAAATATCTTGTAAAATTATTAACAATATAATGAAAAAAGATAAAAATACAAAAATATATTTAGTAATTCCAGTTTGGAATTGTAGTGATAGAAAAATTTTAGGTTTGAAAGAATGCAAAGATTTACCAGAAATTGATAAATTAAAAAATAATTCTTATTTACAATCTCATAATATTAAAAATTTAGAATTTTATGATGGCATTACTAAAAGAAATGTTTATCTTAAAGATAAAGTTCATATATTTATTTTCAAAAATTAAATAATTTAATATATTTATTTTTCATTATTAAAGTATTTTTTTTAATATCATAATTAATACAAACATTATCGCCATAATATTTTTCTAATTCTTCCATTTCTTCATTTACTGAAATAATTGCCATATTTTTATAAATATTATCTGGTTTTATAATAATATTATGTTCTCTTATAAATATATTTAATTTTGATATTAAATTAATTTCATTGTGTAAAATGTAATAAGCAAAACATTTATGAAAATTAAAATTATCAAAAATATTATTATTCTCCATAAATAATAATTGTTTATCTAAATCATTAAAATTAGTTGGTATGATGTTCATTATATATATTGTTATAAAATAATAATATTTAATATAAATTAATCAATTTTTTAATATATAAATAATACACATTAATATTTTAATGTTTTTAGTATATAATTTTTTATTATAATAAAAAATAATGCAATCATAAATTTATATAGATTAAAATAAATATAAAATAATTATTTTAATTTTCTTTATCTTAATTATATAATGAATAAAAATACTAATCAATATCTTTCTTATACAAGTGATTGCAAATCACCACCAAATGCATTATGCACAATAGAGAATTCAGTAGGATGTGATGTATATAAAAACAAAACTTGTACAAATTCAGGATTTAATCAAGGATTTAGTTCAAGATTGCAATATGATCCATCATTTATTCAAGATGATATAGAACAATCAGTAGCACCATTACAATCAGTATTAGATCCAAATCGTGTAAAAAATTGTTCTCAATGTTTTGCATTAAACACAAGAGCAAATAGAATTAATTCATATGGAGACAATACAACACTTGCAAATTCTGGATTAACACCAGCCCAAGAATTAACAGACATAGATTCAATAATGAAAAATTTAAATGTGAAAGCATCAAGAGATAAAAGAGGAATGATAAATAATATTGATGTATTTAAATTCAAAACATATGACACAAAATTATGCGATCGTGGATTAGATCCATTATCATCAATATCAACATATCCAAAACAATTATATAGAGAAATGTCAATTAATAGATTTTATGATTTAAATATAAATCCACAAGTTAATATTTTTTGGAATTGGGCAGTTAATTCACAATTAGAAGCAAAAGATAATTATGATAATCCTTATCCATATTCTATTGATCATGACAAAGCAGGAGGAGATCAAAGTTTACCAAAAGCAATAGCTGGAAAATCTCAACCATGTAAAATGGAATGTAAATCAAATTGTGGAACAAAAGTGCTAGTAAGAAATCCACTACCAGGAACGGAAGATTCAGACGGTGAATATGATTATTAAAGAGTAATAAATAATTTATATAAAAATCAGGACAACATACAAATATCACAATTACATTTAAGATTTGTTTGTGGAAATTCTATACCTAAATTTTTAAATTCATCTTGAAGATTAGAAATTATTTTAGGTTTTTGAATAATTATTTCTTCAAAAGAGGTTTCTAAACTCAAGAGAATATTTAATATTTTATCATCATCATAAAAAGGATCAAGAATTAAATTTGTTTCTAAATTTGGAGTGAATAAAATTTTTATTTTATTTAATTTCAGTTTATTATTAAGAAATTCACAATTAAATCGTTCAAAAGTGTATTCAGTTATTTTATTCATTTATATCTTATAATTTATATATATTTTATAAATAAATTATAAGATATAAATGTTTCAATTTTTTGTATATAATATTTTAAAAATATATAGTATATAGTATATATTTTTAAGTGGAATTAATAATAGGATTAGGATTATTAGGATATGCATTATTATATAGTTCAGAAAACACTTTAATTAATGATAAACAAATTTATAAAGAAAAAACAAATATTGATGATTATCATACACATTATTTAAATAATTATACAGTTGACTTTTTAGAAAATGATAGATCAAAAATAAATGACAATTTAAATAAATTATACAAAGAAAGTATAAAACCAAATTCCAAGATAGTGAATAATCAATGGAGATATGAAACCTATTATGATAAAAATAAAAAAAACGAAATTAATAATTTATTAACTAATGATATAGGAATGATTAAAAATAAAAATTATTTTATAAATAATAATATAGAAACTATGAAAAATATAGAAAACACAGAACACACAGAACACACAGAACAAAGTGATAGTGTATTTTCAGATGATTATCAAAGTTTTAATTATAAGTCAATAAAACCGAATAAATATTCCAACAGACATACAAATAATTATAGTGATAATGAAACAAGTTATCAATCAGACAATGAAACAAATATAAATATAAAAACATTAAATTCGCAACAGAAATTTATGGATGATATAATTACCGAGGATAACATATCAGTATACAATAAACAAAACCCGAAATGCAATATAAACAGAATGCAACAAGATACAAAACCGAGATGTGAAAATCAATATTTAGACCAATATGATCAATTAAAATTTGGTCATAATGGATTACCAGAAGGTTTTAACAATATGAAACCAGAAATAAATATTTGGAATAAAGAGCGACCAATAGAACAAAGCCCACAATCAATATTTAATCCAAATGAGGATGGTAGATATGGAGTGACAACTGATATGACACATGGAAATATGCAACCATTTTTTGGCACAAAAGAGAAGGGATACAATCCAATGATGGATGAAAAAAAGGCACAAATATTTACAAGAAATGTAGAATTATTTACTGGTTCAGATCAAAATTTACAATTCAAACACAAACAGGAAACTAAAAATTTATTTAGTCCAGAAATGAACAGAGTTGAATCAATAACAGGTGTACCAAATTTTACAAATTTTTTTGAATCAAGATATATACCATCAGATAAAAGACAAGGAGAACGACCATTTGAACCAATAAGAGTGACACCGGGTTTAAATTTAGGATATAATCAAAATGGCAACACAGGAAGACAAGATTTATACCGTGTATTACCCAAAACAGTAGATCAATTAAGAACAGTCACAAAACCGAAAGTATCATATGCACAGCCAATTATACCAGGGCAGAAAGGGGAGAGAAGAGGAGTAATAGGAGACATGATACAAAAAACACCAGATAGATTTTTTTATCAAGCACCAGACAGCATGATGCCAAACACAGGACCATTAGAAGCCCCAACAATATATGGAAAATATTTAGCACCACAAACCAACAGAGCGATAGATTCAAACACAATACATATAAATCCAGCAAAAGACATAGATCGAAATGCACCAAAATATTTAAGAGAGGGAGAATACACAGCACCAACAAAAATAAATTATTTACATGCAGGACCAAGAAATGTTGAATATAATACAAGATCACAAAATGTGAATAAAGAATCTTTTAACAATGTTCAAACACAGAGAGCAACAACAGGTGATTATACACATTTAATAGGAACAGTAGGAAATCACACAACAATGCCATTAATAAATTTTTTAAATTATGTACCAGAAACAACATTAAAACAATTAGTATTAGAGGATAACGGAAGAAAAAATTTATCAAATGTTTCAAACAGTTTAAAAAGTTATTTATTTAATTCAATCAATTCAATAAAAGATATGACATTAAGAGATATAATTTCTGAAAATATCAAAATAACAAATCAAAGAGGAAATTATGAAAATGGTTATTTATTTAATACACAAAATGCAACAACAGATCAAAATATGAGAAATTTATCACAAGATAATGTAATAATAACAACAATATCTAATGCAGAAAAAGGATATTTATATAATAATTTGAATGCAATACCAGATACTAATTTAAGACAATTAGTCAATACATTATGGGGTTCAGGAGGTTTAAATATAGATGGAAATCAAAAAACAAATCAAATGTTTAATTATCAAAATGGAATACCAAACACAACATTAAAAGAAACAACAGAAAATTTAATAAATATTACAAATGTTTCAGGATCACAAATGCAAAATTATTTAATTAATAATGAGAATGCAATACCAGATCAAACATTAAAACAATTAACAGAGAACAAAAAATATTTAATAGGACAACAAGGAAATTATACAAATAATTACATATTTAATTATGAGAATGGGATACCAGATCAAACATTAAGAAACATAATAGGTGATGTAGTTCAAATATCAAACATAGATGGAAATCACAAAACAGGATATTTAATAAATTACATTAATGCAATACCAGATGAAACATTAAAACAAATAACAGAAAATAAGAAATATTTATTAAACATAACACCAATACAAATGAAAAATTATTTAATAAATTATTTAAATTCAATACCAGAAACAACAACAAAAGAATTGACAGAAAATCAACAATATTTAACAGGACAAAAGGGTAATAGAACAAATCAATATGCATTTAATTATATTGAATCAATACCAGAAACAACAACAAAAGAATTGACAGAAAATCAAAAATATTTAATGGGTCAAAAAGGTAATAAAACAAATCAATATGCATTTAATTATATTGAATCAATACCAGAAACAACAATTAAAGAGTTAACAGAAAATCAAAAATATTTAACAGGACAAAAAGGCAATAGAACAAATCAATATGCATTTAATTATATTGAATCAATACCAGATAAAACAATAAGAGAAATGACAGAAGAAATAAAATATTTAACAAATATATTAGGTAATCATAAAAAAGGCATTTCTTTTAATTATGAAAATGGTATTCCAGAAACAACATTAAAAGAACATATGGAAAAAACTAAAAATTTAATAGGTGTTGGTAATAAATTTATAAATCAAGGCTTTTTATATAATTATGATGAAAAAGCAAAAAATACATTAAGAGAAATGACAGAAAAATTAAAACATTTATCAAATGTTGCATTTAATAAATATCAAGGCAAAATGTTTAATTGGAGCGATGTTCCTGATCAAACAAATAGAGCAATGACTGAAACAACAAAAAATATAATAGGTTCTGTTGGTAATAAACAATTTCAACGTTCTAGATTAGATGCTAATAATGCATTATTAAATACAGAAAAAGAAGTTGTGGCTCAAGGTAGAGATCCTGTACCTGTTAAAGATAATAGAGGTCCAACACCATTCTTTACTGAATATGTATTTTGCAATGATAAAGAAATAGAAAGACCACAATTTATGAATGTAAAACCAAATACACAAATTAAAAATGAATTATTTTTTGGTTAAAAAATATTTTAATATAAATTATTTCATTTTTTTAATAATTTCAAGAATTATTTGTGGAGTAATAATTTTTGTTAATAATTTATCATAATTTTCATAAATTAATTTTCCAATGAATTGATATGCTTCTAATACTTCATCATAAGAATTTGAACCTGCTATAGTTATAGAACCACTTTCAAATACAAATATTGATATTTCTTTTGAAGGTGTGTTTCTCAATACATATTTTATACTTACTGATGCATGATTAATTGGATCAAATGATACTTCAATATTTTTATTTGTTAAAATTTCACATAATTTTGTTCTATTTATTTGAAATAAACTATTGAAATTAGTGTTTATCATTTCTATTTTGAAATGATTTATATTATTAATATTTAATTTTTTAATATCGTCAACAAATGGTTTATCAATAAATTCCATTTTTTTATTAAGAACTGTTTTTGTTATTTTTAATTTTTCAAATAATATTTCTAAACTTTTTTTAACATTATTTATATGCTTACATCCTGTCATTTGTATTGAACCATTAATAAATAATTTAACATTTACCATTTTATTTTGTTCTTTTTTTGAAAGTTTGTTAACATCTAAACCCATCAATGCTGAAGAACAAAATATTAATGATACTTGATTAAAAAAGTTTTTTTTGTTTTTTTTGATTTTTTTGGGTTTAATTTTTTTTAATGATTTTTTATAACTTACAATGTTATGAACTATACGATTTCCATATCTTTTTCCAATTAGTATATCATCAAAATCATTAAAATATAAACCAATGTTTTCCACATTAAATATTATATCTAGTGTACATGTTATTGTTGATGTTGATATTTCTAAATCATATGGTAATATATATTTGTCATTTTTTGCACGATTTAAACCATTTATTAATGTCATAGCATTTTTATTGTTTTTATTTTTTTCTACTAATCTATTTTTTGGATTATTCGTTTTCACTATATCTTGCATTTAATAATAATTATTTATATACTAATATTTAATATATATTTATTTTATCAATTTTTTCTTAATATACTTTATTTTATTTATAGAAATAAATCTCTTTATGATTAATCATGGCGACTCTTCAACCAATCATTTAGCCAATTATCTTTCAATGTTTTAAGAACAACACATTTTCTTTGTGTTTCACACTGCAAAAGATAATTACTATGATTTGGGTTTATATTGTACATCTTTGATGAACGAATATGATAAAAACATGACAAAACATATTTTTCTGTAATTTCTTGAAATTCAGGTTCTCTGCAATTAGCTATACAATATTCTAATTCAAGAACTCTTTTAAAAAATTCACAATTATTATCAATGGTGAGCAAAGCTTTATCATGCCAACTAGCATACAAATAATAAAGTTCAAATCTCAAAGTAGGTAAATCATAATTCCAAAGAGAACTAGTTTTAGAACTCATTGAGCTAGTTTGAGAATTCAAGAAACAGATAATATAATATTATTTATTAAAAGGTTATTCAAATATAATAATATTTCAATTTTTTTAATATAAAACAATAAAATTAAATACTTTTCATTAAGATTAAAAACAATATATAATTTAATATATAAATATTATAATGACAAATTTAAAATATTATTTAACAATGGATGTAGGAATTAAAAATTTAGCATATTGTTTAGTGCGTTATGACAATACAAAAACAATAAATAATGGTTTAGATATATTAAAATGGGATATTTTGGATGTATCATTCAAACCATTGATTTGTAAACATATAATAAATAAAAGAAAAATATGCAATACAAATTCAATATATTATTTATTAAAAGAAAATATAGAAGACATACCAAAAAATCATTTAAATATGGACAATATAGAAGGTTATTGCCAACATCATGCAAATAAATTAAAAGAACAAGACAAAATAACTCATAAAAAATTATTTCGTGTTTCAAAAAATAAAATATTTGTAAATAATTTCAATGTTCAAATAGAACGATTATTACAATCATTAAAAATATTTTTTGAACAAGAAATTAAATCTGTATATCATATTGAAAATATGAAAACATTCAATGTAGAAAATTTGAATATTTATATAGAAAATCAACCTGTTTTTAAAAATCCTATTATGAAAAGTATTTCTATTGGTATTTTTACTTATTTTATGGAAAAAAAATTAGAATATCCAACATTAATAGAATCAGTTAATTTTATATCAGCGAGTGATAAAACTCATTTAACATTTATAAATTCAATGAAAGAAACATTAAATATAACTACAAAAACAGACATAAATTATAAAATATATACTGAACGAAAAAATTTTGCTATAGATATTACTAATCAAATAATATCTAATTTGCAAAAGAATATTTTTAATATTCTTACTGCTATAAATTATGAAAAAATTAAAAAAAAAGATGATTTAGCTGATGCTTTAATATATGTGATTGTATTATTATTAAAAAATAAATAATAATTATTTAACAAAACTATCAATTTCTTTGGAAGCAACATTTGATAATGGTTTGTTTCTTTTAAGATTAATATTTGCATTAATTATATTATTAATATCCATTGTTTTTTCAGTCATTTTACTATTTGTACTTTCACTAAATCCTGTTGTCATTGGCATAAATGGAGGCATTAATTTATGATATTCGCGTCCTAAAATTTTGGAATTTTTACGGTATTCTTCTATTGTCATTGTTCCTCCATATTTTTTTAATAATTCTTTTGGTCCTGATGGATTAATTTCAATTTCTGATATTTTTTGTATTTTGTCTTTGTTTATTAAATAATACATCGTTTTCATTAAACAATATCTTTCCCATACTTTATTATCGTTTATTTTTAAATTATCTGCTGCCATACAGTTAAAAGTACAATAATTATTTGAAACATAAAAAACTCCATTGTGATATTTTTCAGGCATACAAACTGGCAACCAATCAAAAGTACATGTACACCAAAAACATGGTATATTAGTTTTTTTTGGAATATAAATGTTTCCTTCTAAATCAAATAATTTTAAATCAACTGGATATACTTTCACTTCAGTAAAAAATACTGGTGCTATATCTTTTAAATATTTCTTTAATAATTCATTCTCTTCTTTTAATTCTTTTATTTTTTGTAAATAATGCAAAATATTATCATCGTTTTTGAATATTTTTTTATTCTTTCGTGGTTCTTCATTTTCATCTGTTTCTTCTTCTGTCTCTGTTTCTGTTTCTTCTTCTGTTTCTGTTTCTTGTTTTGATTTTGTTTTTGTTTTTGTTTTTTCATGATCACTATTTTGTGGTGTGTTTTTAATATTTTTTATATCAATATCATTACTTGAAATTGGTAAATGTAATATAATTTCATCATTGTCAAATATTGCATTGTTTATCTTTATTTTGTTTATACTTGGATTTATTATTTGACTACTTTTTTTAGGTCTTCCTCGCTTTTTCTTATCTGTTAATGTTATTTTACCAACATCTATTGCATTTAAAATTTCTTGTGAGTTTATATTATCTTCTATCATATCTTGTATATTTTCTGCATTTTCTATATTTTCTTTAAGGCTCATTATATTTGTATATATGTAATATAATTTTAAATAATATATATAAGAAATTTCAACTTTTATTCTATAAAAATTATTATATATAATATATATTATAAAAACTATATATTATGGACGATTATGATAATAAATTAATAAAAAAAGATTTTCAAAAATTATCTTTATGGATCTCTTCTAAAGATTGGTTAACAGCTAAAAAAATATTATTTATGTTCGCTAAAAATACTTATAATAATAAATATTATAATACTTATGATAATGATGTTAAAAATGCCTTTTTGAGATTATCTAAAATATATTATAGTAAAGATTTAATTAATTTACTTAAAGAATTTAATAATTCTTCTTATAATCAATCAGGTGGTAATGTTTTTACATCATTGGGAAAAAAAGGAGCATCAATGGTCGGCAATAAAAGCAAACAATTTTTCTTAAATAATAAAGATAAATTTATTAATTATGCAAAAAATACTGCTCAAAATAAATTAAATGAAGCAAAACAATTAGCACAACAAAAAGGACAAGAATTATTACAAAAAGGACAACAATATGCACAACAAAAAGGTCAAGAATTATTACAAAAAGGACAACAATATGCACAACAAAAAGGTCAAGAATTATTACAAAAAGGACAACAATACGCACAACAAAAAGGACAAGAAATAGCACAACAAGGACAAAATTATTTAAATGAACAATTACAACATGCTCAACAATTAGCACAACAAAAAGCATTTCAAATACAAGATAATATTAATAAAAGATTACAAATGCCTTTACTTCAAAATCCTAATCTTAATCAAAATCTTAATCAAAATCTTAATCAAAATCTTAATCAAAATCTTAATCAAAATCCTAATCTTAATCAAAATCTTTCTTATGTTCAAGAACCTGCAGTTTATCCTCTTCAAGTTGCTCCTTCAGTTGCTCCTTCAGTTGCTCCTTCAGTTGCTCCTTCAGTTGCTCCTTCAGTTGCTCCTCCCCAAGTTGCTCCTTCAGTTTATCCTCCTCAAGTTGCTCCTCTTCAAGTTGCTCCTCCCCAAGTTGCACCTCTTCAAGTTGCTCCTTCAGTTGCTCCTTCAGTTGCTCCTTCAGTTGCTCCTAATGAATCTATGCCTCTTTTAGCAAATTCTCAAGAAGAACAAAAAAGTATAATAGCAAATGCATTTAAACCATTAGAAACATTAGGAACAAAAATAACAGGTTTATCTACTACAGAACATGATGAAGCACAAAATCAAGCATATGCACAAGCACAAGCACAAGCACAAGCACAAGCACAAGCACAAGCACAACTAAATGGATACAATATACGTCAAATAATGTAAGTAAATATTGTCAATATTTATAAATGTTAATTTCATTATTATTATTTTACACATTATATTATTATAAAAGTATATATGCTTAATAATTTTAAAAAGTATATATGCCTACAAAAAACCATTATATATGATTTATTAATGAAAGTTATTTTATAAATTTCTTTTTGCGGTTAGCATTGTTAATATTTATAAATGCTAATTTCATTATTTCTCAAATTCACACACTGCAATATTTAAAAAATAAATATTTATTAATTTGTTTGTGTATATTTATTTAATGATTATTTATTTTTCATTAAACTTCATTATTGTTATTTTACACATTATAATATTATAAAAGTATATATGCTTATAATTTTAAAAAGTATATATGCCTACAAAAGCCCTTATATATGATTTATTAATGAAAGTTATTTTATAAATTTTCTTTTGCGGTTAGCATTGTTAATATTTATAAATGTTAATTTCATTATTTCTCAAATTCACACACAGTAATATTTAAAAAAGAATTATTTATAAACTTTATTTGTGTATATTTATTTAATGATTATTTATTTTTCATTAAACTTCATTATTGTTATTTTACACATTATAATATTATAAAAGTATATATGCTTAATAATTTTAAAAAGTATATATGCCTACAAAAACCATTAAGCCCCTTGTGTGTGATTTATTAATGAAAGTTATTTTATAAATTTTCTTTTGCGGTTAGCATTGTTAATATTTATAAATGTTAATTTCATTATTTCTCAAATTCACACACTGTAATATTTAAAAAATAAATATTTATTAATTTGTTTGTGTATATTTATTTAATGATTATTTATTTTTCATTAAATTTCATTATTATTATTTTACACATTATATTATTATAAAAATATATATGCTTAATAATTTTAAAAATATATATGTATACAAAAAATCATTATATATGATTTATTAATGAAAGTTATTTTATAAAATGCGTTAACATTGTTAATATTTATAAATGTTAATTTCATTATTTCTCAAATTCACACACTGCAATATTTAAAAAAGAAATATTTATTTTTCATTAAATTTTATTATTATACACATTATTGTTATTATTATTTAATATATTATTATAAAATTAGGTATCAACAGTTAAAGCATTTCTTTTATATTTTCTTTTAGAGAAGGTTGAGGTATTATTTTTAGAATTTAAACTTTTATCAATTAAAATTTTATTATTAGTTTTTTTGGGGCTTTTGATTGTATCAGTAGTAGATGATTTAGAAGAAATAGAAATTTCAGAAGATGTATCAACTTTTAAACTATTTTTTTTATTTTTTTTATCAGAAGATTCATTATTATTTTTTTTAAGTTGTTCATTCATCACATTAAACTGTTTTGCTATTTCTTTTTTTCTTAAATTATTTAATTCAATATTTGTATTTAAATTATTACTAAATTGCTGTTGAGTGGACATATTAGATGGTTGATTAAAAATAGGAACTTGATTATTTTGAGGATTAATACTATTTCTTAAATTAGCATATGGTTCATTGTTAAAAGAGGTTGTAGGTATATTAAATTTTTGTTGTTCAAACATATTTTTAACAGCTTCAAATTCTCTTATTTCAGCTTGTTTTTTTTCCATTTGTAATTTTTGTTGTTGTAAATACATCATATTTTTAACTTGTTCATTTGCAATAGAATGTTCTTTTTCCATTTTTTCTTTTAAAATTTCATTTTGTTTTTCTTGTTTTTTTTTCTCTTCTTCAATTTTATCTATCATTGCTTTTTGTCTCATTTCTTCTAAAACTTGTGGATTAATATTTTGTTCTTTATTAGACATATTAAACATTTGTTTATTTGGTAAATTATTATTACTAATTGTATTTGCTAAATATGTATTATTTAAATGAAATTTAATAGCACTGCCACCAATCATTAACATTAATTTAAGTTCTGGAGACATATTTTTTCCAGGCTTATTATATTTTTCATAAATTTCACCAAATACATCATAATAATTGTTCATATCTGCATTTATTTGTTCAGACCAACCTGTTAATTTTAAACCAAAAGGATCATAATTTTGATTTGCCATTTCTAAACCATAAATACAATTCATCATTAAACTTGACATCCAATTAACTGAATTTTGTTTTGCTCTTATATTTTTATGTAATTCATATTCATATTTCATAGTAAAATAATCAGAACTCATATTATAATTTTGTGATAATTTAACACCATATTGAGCCAATTCACCTAATTTTCTTAACATATCTAATTTTTTTAATAATTGTTTATCAGGACTTAATTGATTATAATCATCATCTTCTTCAAATATTGAAGGATTATTTGTTTGTTGTTGTGGAACTTTTTGTTGTGCATTATTACCATTAAAATTTGGAAAATTATTGTAATTGTTAGGTGGATTTGATGGATTTGATGGATTTGATGAATTTGTTTGATTTGATGGATTTGTTTGATTTGATGGATTTGTTTGATTTGCAGGAATAAATGGATTTTTACCATTATTTTGCATATTTTTTGATTCATCATCATTATGATCATCATAAACATAATCTTGCATATTTTCAGACATATCAGTTGCTTTAGTTCTATGAGATTTAGTGATTGAATTATTAGAATTATTATCTTTAGGTTCATATTTTATTCTTTCATCCACATCAATCAATTTTTGTGAATTTTGTAATAAATCTACATGAAAATCTGTAGAATATGAAAACTTAGATTTTAAATTATCGTTTATAGTATTTTTATTTTCGTGGTTATTGTTATTAGAACTTGTGGACATTTATAATATATAAAATAAAGAAACAATATTTTATATATAAACTCAATTTATTAAAATATTTATATTTATAATATTAAAAATATTTTTTAATAATTATATTTTTCTAATAACATTATATATCCATAGAAACGGATGTTATTTTCTGAATTAGATAATGCTTATAATACTAATAACTTCACACAAAATAAATCTTTTAATATAACTGATAATAATAAACAATTTAATGTTTTTAAAGATGATTTTAATTTGTCAACTTTTGAAATGGACAAATTTATGCCTAATAATCAGTCATATGAAAGTGATAAACAAGAAAGTGAATGGGCTTCTGTTAATGATGATACCGAATTATTGCCAAAAAAAAATAATGAACCTAAAACAAATTTAACGGGAACAACTTTAAATAAATTAATCAAAAATAAAAAATTAACGCATAGAGAATGTATGAAATATTATTATGATCCAAATTCTAAATATTTTAATACTGCACTTAAACATGTTAAAAATTGCAATCTTTGTAAAAATTCTATTTTAAATAAACAAGCAGAAGTATCAAGTAAAAATAAAAAAATTATTGTAGAAAATAATGATAATTTAAGTTCTACAAGTTTAAATAATTTTATCAATAATTTGAAACAAAATAAATATCTTAAAAATAATTCAAAAAATATTTTAAATAATAATTCAAAAAAAAATAAAAATATTACTGAAGAGTTTGATAATGAATCTAAAAAAATGTCAGATCTTCAATCACAAATTGAATTACAATCACCTCCTGCTAAACCTATTATTCAACAAAATAATACACAAGAAGATAATTTAAAATATCAAAATATGTTAATACAATCAACAATTCAAAAATATTTTGAATCAATGGAAGAAAAAAAAGAATTAAATGATAAATTAAACAAAATATATGAAATGTTAAGTTTAGAAATTAAAAAAAATGAATTATTTGATAAAGAAAAGAATTATAAATATAATTCTAAAAAAAAAAATAAAAATTATGAATCAAGTTATATTTTAATTGCAATTATTTTTGTCATAATTTTATTAATAATTGATATAATTGTTAGAATTAAATTTTAAATCTTTTACAGCGTTTCGGATTTTAATAATAGTTCCATAAGGAATTTTTATATTTTTAATTTCACTTTCTTCTTGTATAACAATTTTTTTAATTGTTAAAGGTAAATTATTTATTTTTTTATAAACATAATTAGAAAAACAAATTTTTTCTATATTTTTTGGTAAATTATTTATTAAATTTGAATTACAACTCAAAGTTATTGTTTTTATATTTTTATGAATTTTTATCTTGTTTTGTAATTCATTACCAAAATAAAAACCAATATTTTTTAAATTTTTTGGTAATTTTTTAACTTTCATATTATAATTACAAAAATTTATAGTAATTAAATTCTTTGGCAATTCTTGTATTTGTTGATTTATATTTTTTTCAAAATTTAACTTAGTTAAACTTAAATGAGTTAAACTTTGCGGAAATATCATAAAACATTTTGGTAAATTAACTATTCTTTTATAAGAACCATTAAACCCTAAATGAGTTAGATTTTTTGGTAATTTATCTACTTTATTAAAATTACCAACAAAATATAATTGAGTTAAATTTTTTGGTAAAACTAAAAAATTTTTTTGTTCTTGTACAATATTTAAAATTAAATAAGTTATATTTTTGGGTAATTTATTTGTTGTTTGATTAAAACAATTAGTAGTATTATTAAAACATTCTTCCTTAAAATTTATTTTATTGAATTTTATATTAATTAAATTTTTTGGCAAATTGTCTACTTTTTGATTAAATCTACTGTTAAATTTTAAATGAGTTAAACTTTGTGGTAAATTATCTACTTTTTGATTAAAAATAAATTTAAAAGTCAAATGAGTTAATTTTTTAGGTAATTTATCAACTTTTTGATTAAATTGATTACCAAAAGTTAAATGAGTTAAATTTTTAGGTAAATTATCTACTTTTTGATTAAAATTATTACCAAAAGTTAATTGAGTTAAATTTTTAGGTAAATTATCTACTTTTTGATTAAATCGTTCACCAAAAATTATATTAATAATATTTTTAGATAATTTATCTACTTTTTGATTAAATCCAAATCCAAATGTTAAATAAATTAAATTTTTTGGTAAATTATCAACATTACTATTGAAACAATCACAAAAAGTTATTTTTATTTTATTTTCTAAATAATTGTTTAATAAATTATTTATTATGTCATTTTTTTGTCCTGTACAACGAATACTTGTATTTATTCCTACTGGATGAACTAATCTTCCATAATAATTACAAGGATAAACTATTGTTTGATTTTTAAAATCACAATATTTTAATAATGAAATCATCTTAATTTTTATAATGTGTAATTTTTTAAATATTAAAATTATTATTTAAAAAATTTATTATTTAAAAAATTTATTTTGTGAAATATTTTGTGAAAATTTTATTATGATGTTTTATGTAATTTTTTATTTTCAAAATTAGAATTTTTCCAAGAAACAAAAATTTGAGATTTAGAAATAATTAATGTATCAAAATTATTATCTCTTAATTTTTTTTGAATATAATATAAACATTCAAGAGAATTATATAATTTTATTCCAAAATTTGCTAAAGATATTTCAAAAATAATATCTGTTATATTAATATCTATTGCATTATTAATTTTCATTAAACATTCATTATATTTATTTTCATAAGTATCATTAATTTTTTTTTTTTCAATATATTCATTGTATTTAATTTTATTTATTAAAAATTCATCAGTCATTTTAACATATGGATTATTTTTTGGTGTTAAATCATTTACTGATATATTGTTAAAAGAATATTTATTTTCATTTTCTCCAATAATGCTTTTTGTTAAATTGTAATTATTATCAAAAATATTTTTAATATTAATATTATTCATTTAATTATATAATATTATATAGATAAATAAATGGATACAATTCCTCTATATCAAGGCAAACGAAAAAATATTGTTGTAATAAGCGGTGGTGGTATTAAAGGTTTTGCTGGTTTAGGTGCTTTAACTAAATTAAAAGAACTTGATATTATTGATGAACCTGACATTTATTGTGGAACTTCAGCAGGTGCTTGTATTTCTTTTTTACTTAATATTGGTTATTCTGCATTAGATATTTATGATATATTATCAGATTTAGATATGTCATTAATGATAAGATCTAATTTAGATAATATTTTTGAAGATACGGCATTTGGTCTTAATTTATGTGATCCAATAATATATGTTATAGGTCAGTTTATTAAAAAAAAAAAATTAAGTATTAAAATAACTTTTGAAGATTTATTTAAATTAACTAATAAAAAATTAATTATTACTGGTGTTTGTGTTAATGATATTTCATTACATTATTTTTCTGTTGATACAACTCCACAAATGGAAATTTTAAAAGCAATCACTATTTCTATTTCTATTCCAATCATTTTTAAACCCTGTTTTTATAATAATAAATTATGGATTGATGGTGGTGTTATGAATAATTATCCTATTGATATTTTTAATGATAAATTAAATGATGTTATTGGTATTTATATGGATGAAGAATACTTAAATTATGACTTTTTTGAAGATATGCAAAGTTATGCTTCTCAAGTTTTAAAAGGCATCTTTAAAGGTATGAATTACAAAAAAATTGAATTATATAAAGATTATACAATTCATATTCAATCTAAAAATTATTCTTTTGGTATTGAAATGACTAAAAATGAAATTAAAGAACTTTTCATTTCTGGCTATAATACTGTTCTTCATAAATATTCTTAATTCATAAAATTTTTAATGTTCTTATGTCTCAAATTGTAAAAATTTTTCAATATTTTTTCGTCTTACATTTGTCGCTAAATTTGTATCTACTTCATTTATTAATTCTTCTTCTTGTTGTTTTCTTCTTGCTAAAAATAATTCAATATCCTTATTATCTAATTTTGTATTCGGAACTTTATTTGTTTTCCATTTTGTAAATTCTTCAATGTTGAATTCTGGTTTTTCTTTTTTTGTTTTTGGTTCATTCATCTCAAATGATGAATAATTCATATTATCTATATTTTCTATGTCATTTAGAAATGAACAATCATTGCCATAATAACTAGGCATCATGTCCATTGTTTGAATTTCAGGATTCATTAATTGATTATTTTTGGGCGTTATTTCATTTAAATATTCAATTATTTCATTTGTCTCTAAATTCGGATTATTTACAAGTATTTTTTTAATTGTTTCATCTGTTTCTTCTATTTCTAGTGCTTCTCTTTCAAAATTTATATCATTTAATCTTTTGTATATTTCTGCCTCATTCATTCGGTTTTCTACAAAATTATCTCTGTCTTTGAATATTTCTGTGTATATTTTATCAAGTTCCTCTTTATCCATCTTTTTATCTGTTAATTTTGTAAATTCATTGAATTGTTCTTTTAAACTTTTGAAATCATCTTCTTTTATTTCATCATAACTCTTTTTTAAATAATATAAATCATATTCTTTCCTTGTTTCTCTATTGTTTAATACCTCAAATGCTTTTGTTATTAATTGAAATTTTTCTGTATCTCCATCTTTTTGATCTGGATGAAATCTTTTTGCAAGTTCTATATATCGTTTCTTGATTTCTTCTGTTGTTGCTTCTGAGTCAACATCTAAAATTTTGTAATAATCAATAAAACTCTCATTGTCATACTGGTTTTCAAGTGAATCTGACATTATTTATGTTATTATTAATATTTATTTATATTAATAATAATTTGTAAAAAATAAAATTATTTTCTATATTTTCTATTTGTTATTTTTTCTTCTATTTCTATTTCTATTTCTTTTTCTCTCTCTAATTTTTTTTCTTCAATTATATCATTAAAATCTTTTTTAGTTTCAAATTCATCTAAACATTCATCATAAATATCTTTTTTATTTAATTTTTTTATATCAAATTTTTTTGTATTAAAACTTGTTGAAGATTTGTATAAATAATTAAAAGTTTGTTCTTTTGTTAATTCTGGATATTTTTTTAAAATATTTTCAAAATTTTTCATAAAAATTTTATTTTTATCTGTTGTTTCTTGATTTTCTTTTTCTCTTTGTTCTTTGAGTTCTTTAATGTTTTGTATATCTTTTTCTTTTTTATTTTTCCAAGATTCGTAATCTGTGAAAACAAAAGATTCATTGATTTTTTCTAAATCTTTTAATCTCATTCCTCCTTGCATTAAAAAATATTCATCACAAGATTTATCATTGTATTTGTCTATTAAAAAATTCACAATATCAATTTTTAAAATTGTTGGAAGTTCTTTAATACAAATATTATGAATATTATTTATAATTTCATTGATGCTGTTAATTTCATCATCTAATTCTTTGTTTTGTATGTGATAATTTTCTAATGATTTTTTAATTTCTTCTTCAGTCATTGCAACTACATTTTGTGGTTCAAGCATTATTATAATATTTTATAAATGTTTATTTATATTAAAAATTATTTTATTAATTTGTTTATAGTTTTAATTGCATTTGATGGACTTATTTCTCCACTTATTTTTGATTTTTTACCATCACATATTACAACTCCTGCTGGAATAAATTGAACTTCGTATTTATCAAATAATGATTTTGGATCATTGTCAGCATAAACTTTTTTAACTGATATGTTGCCTTTTGCTAATTTTTCTAATTTACCTTTTAATCTCTTAAATTTTTCATTGTCATATACTATACAATGAGGACATGATTTACTTAAAAATACAATCACTTGGGCTTTTTTAGTTGGTGTATTTTCATTATTTTCATTATTTTCATCATCAAATGAACTACCATGATTTTCATCACCAGAAACATTATTAATAGATGCATCAAAAGCATTTTCAGATTCTAAATTATCTTCTTTAGCATTATTTACAAAATTTTCTTTACTTTTTGGTTTTAGAAAAATAAATAGTATAATAAAAAAAACCAAGAAAAGAATAACAAATAAAATGTCTTTATCCATAAATATATTTATATATAGATTAGATTAAAAAAATTTATAGTTAAATAAATTTTCATAACAAAATATTTTTAATATAAGAGAGTTTTAAAATTTATTTATTAATTTTTTATAAAAATTATTTTCTATAAATTATAATATACATTCAATGTCAAAATTAGATATGTTTAATTACTTACGCGGATATTTACGTGCTGCTGTTGCTCAATGCCCTGGTGATGATGCTGGTGTTGAAAATTGCTCTGATCCAAATAATGCTTATAGTCAATATTATCAACGAAAATTTTATCCAAAATATGGTCATTTAGATTCTACAGGTGTTGCACAAGAATTTATTACCGCTGTTGAGGCTTTTGCTTATAATTTAAGTCTTTTTGATAAATCATCAGGTGCTGGTAATACACTTAAAAATGCTTTATTAGAAGCAGTATCTACAATTGCACCAAAAGTTGTTGATAAAATAAGTGTTGTTGGTCCTGATTTGATTTCAGGTACGCTTACTGAAATTCAAGCTGCAAATCAAACAGGTATTAACATTAATAAAGAAATGATTTCTTCTTTCTCTGAATTTGAAAAGGTGGTTGATGACTTATCTTCTCGTGGTAAAATTTCATCTGAAGATGTTGACTTATTTAAAGAAAAACAAAACAAAGTTAGTTTTAGAAATACTATTGATTATAATAATAAAAATGCTATAGTATCGGCAATGAGTAAAAATAATTCAAAAGATGGAATGCTTGAGTTAGTTAAAGAAGGTCTTACTACAGCAATCAATAAAATTTTTACTGATAATTACACAAATTTAAATACTTCATCAAGTACACAAGCCACACAAGTTTTAAATGCTTTAAAATCAGGCAATGTTAATGAGGGAGATATGGAACTTTTTCAAAAATTTGCAAATGTTATAGATAGAAATACAAATCAAGTATTATCAGAAAGTCAATATTCATTTATTGACCCAGCAATTCATCGTATTAATCTTATGACAGATAATGTTATGACAGATTCAACTGCAAACACAATGGTTCGTATATTAAAAGTATTTAAATGGTTGCCTGTTTTAACAAAAGAACAAGCCAATACATATTCTAATAATGTATATTATTTAAGAAAAATTGCAGATGGAGCATATAAATCAAATAGTGAACCTGCAAATTTTCCCACCACACCCAAAGAACTTCCAGTTGATATTGAAAAATTATTAAAAGAAGTGATTTTAAGACACAGCACACCACAAGCACACATTGCTGATGATGATTTCAGTGCACAAAATGAGGCATTAAGTGGAACATGGACAAGACGTTCAGACAACACATTTGAACATAAATTATCAAATGGTGAAACTGCAGTTTATCGTGTTGGAGATGCTGGATTTGATCAAAATGTCAAAGAACAATTACAAAATTGTCAATTAGGTTTTGATAAGCCAGATAAATGCCGTGAATTCTTAAGAGATGTTGCTGAAGGTAATGCATCATCAAGTGAATTAATAAACTATGTTAATAATATGACTTCTGATGTTACAGTAGAAACTATTAGAGAATTACATCCTAAAATTGCATTAGCAATCTTAAAATCATTTGGATTCCGTCGAAGAGTTTGCAAAGATAAAGTTGCAGGAAGATCTCTTGAAAAAGTTCAAAATACCAAAGAATGGCTTGAAACATGGGTAAGCAAAAAATTTGATAGCAAACAAGTAGAGACAATTAAAAATAATACACATTTATTATTATTCCTTGATTTATTATCACAATTAATAAATTCAAATCCATCAGTATTAAATGATTCATATGTTGGAGAAACAGAAGAATCAACAGGTGATGTGGAAATTCCAGAATTTTTAGTGAAACGCAAAGTATCACCAGTTCGTTCTATTTCAAATAATACACCAAAAGTATTAAAATGGACTGATATAATAAGTAATATGCATAAAACTTATGGTTCTTTCACAAGAGGTTTAAATTTTGCCAATCTTAATAATTTACCTTTTGGATTAGATGGTTTAACAGTAGCAGCAGCATTACCAACTTCAGTTAATGTTGTTGGTTCAACACATGGAGGTGTTATGTCTGGAGGTTCAGGAGAACCAAAAACTGCTATTCTTAATCGTGGAACAAGAATTCAATATTCTAATGATGTTGCACAAATTCTTGGCAGATTAATTGGAAACTTAAAAGGATTTGGTAAAATTCTTAGCAAAGAAGATACACAAAAATTAGATAAAAAAATGCAAGAATTTAGCCAATTAGAAAAACAATTATATGACACAGCAAATAAAATTCAATTATATGCTCAATTACTTAAAATTGTAGATACCGATCATCGTTCCGAAACAGTGAGTGAAAATCACATTAAACAATTCATTAATACTTATCAACATTTATTAGGAAGATATGAAAAATCAGGTAATACTTTACAAACATTAATTTCATTAATTAATGAATGTACCGATGGTAAATCTTGTGTTAATGATGGTGAATTATAAATAATTAATTTTTTTAAATAAAATTTAACAATATAACTTAAATTTTATTAATAATATGATTTAAAAATTGTTCCAGAAACGCCATTAACGATTGTAAGAACATTATATGTGACAGCATAAGATTTAAAAATATAGTTATTATATTTTTCGTCAATTTTATTAAATATTGTATTAATAACAAAAGGATTAAAAAAGTCCATATTACAAGAACCAGAAGATTGAACATTAGCGGGATACAAAGAATAAGTAGCCAAGCCAAAACCAGAAGGAGGTTTAGCCATAGGAAAATTATAAAACGGCATTAATAAATTATAATAATTCATAGGGTAATTTTCTATATTAATAGAATTATAACCAAAATTAGCAAAAGAAATAACAGGTTCTCCCAAAATATTTTCTTCATTATTTCTAATAAATGTTGTTTTATAATTAAAAAAATCATTCACATTAGGATTAGTTAGATAAGATATTTGACCCATAAAAACCAGCCATTTACAAGGATTTAAGATTTGAATATTATTTTTATTATTTAAATTTTGCAAATAATAATTACCAGTAAAAAATATTTGTTCAATAATATATTCATGTTTTTCATTATAAAATTTATTTCTTTCATCACGATCTAAATAAACATAGTCAACTAATAAAAATATATTTTTTAATGGTATATTAGTAGGTTTTTTAAATATATAATTATTTTCAATATATATAGAAGATGGATTATCGTCATTAGTTGGCACAGGAATAAAAATTGATTTGCTATTTAATCCATATATTATATAATTAGAAGGTTTATCAACACCTTGTTGTATTATATTTTGTAAATTATTTATTAATAAATTTGATAAATAACTTTCTTTTGTTGTTATGAATGAATTATCAGATATTTTTCTGTAATATAATTTATAATTTAATATATTCATTGTTGTTTTATCAATATCTCCTACTTCAATGCTGTCAAATTCAGCCCATGCTAATCCTTGATTATTATATTGAACAAGTGGTTCTGATAAAATACCATCGCCATAATATTTTTGAATTTTTATATAATTAGATGGTGAAAATATTGCACATTTATCAAAGGAATTTAATTGAACATTTAATCTTATTGTATTATATTCTAAACATAATAATGGCAATGCAGAACCTGAATTAAGACAAAACCAAAAATACATAGGAATATATAATTTAAATGATTTTATTCCTTCACTTGTAGAATGTAAAGTATAAATTTCTGGAATATTACCAATATATTGATCTAAAGAACTATTAAAATTTGTATAATTAAGTTCATCTAAAACATTCAACCATTCACCCCACATTCTTGATTTAACTTCACCATTAATTTCAATTTCAACATAATCAATTAATGCATAAGCAATTTTTCTTGCCCAAGCAAATTTTAATTTTTTATCTATTGTGTTTGTCAAATCATATAATATAGGTATTGATGGCAATTCAATAACTAACCACATTTTATGTATTAAATCACCCAATTTTGATAATTCACAAGAAATTTTTTTACCAAAATCAAATTGACATGTAAAATTTGTTTGAACTGTTTCTATTGAAAAATTAGTATATCTTCTATAAACAATTTTAAAAAATGTTATTTGAGGATTTTCATTTAAATACATATTTTCTTCACCAAATGAAACTAATTGTATTTCTCCTGCTGGCATAATTTATAAATATACTTGATATTAATTTATATTATAATCAATTTATTAAAACATTTTAATAAATAATTTTTATAATTATTTAATAAATTATTTAAAATATTATTTAAAATATAACAGTCCTGCTAGTCCTGATTGATATCTAACAAAATTATATTCTAATGTTGATAAATTCATAGTTATCATTGTTGAACTTAAATTGCTTGCAACATTAAAAGTTCCAAAATATTTTATAAATTTATTTTTGTCTAATATCAATTGTATTCTTAAAGTATTATACATATTCATATTTAATGTTCCTGTTGGTTGAAATGTTTCAGGTTTGAATGCAAAACTATATGTATTAATTATATTATCCATTGAAACACGAGTATTGTATTTATATGGATTTATTAATCTTGTTATATTATTATAATTATATGTTGTTATATTATTATTAGTTGTTATAACATTATCACCCGCATTGTTTGGATCTGGAGTATCAACTTTTGAATTATTAACACTTGGTTTTATATTTTTGGATGTTAAAGGTAATATACCATCTCTACGAATTCCATCTATATAAATTATTGTTGATAATATCATATTATAAAGATTTTCTCCATAAAAATTTCTGTTTTCTATTAAATAACCATTCACAAAAAATTCTATTGTCCAAAATAATTCTTTTATTACTCCATTTATATTAAAATCAAAATTTACATAAATAAAATCATTTGTGGTTTCTGTCTCATTATTTATTATTTTTGATATTGAATAATAATTGTGTTTTTCTATTAAATTATCTTGTTTATTTACAGTTAATCTTTTTCTTTCTGTTCTTTCTAATAAAATATAATCCATTATTAAACCAGTTTTAATTTTATCGTTAGAAGAATATAAAAAGTTAATATTGTAAATTTCTTTGAATAATGTTTTTTTTGTATTATTAGTTTTAATTGTTATATCTGAATACATACAACTAATTAATGGAATTGTATTCATTCTATCTTTAAAGAAAAATTTTAATGGAATATACAATGATTTATTATTATAAATTTTCAATATATATGGTTTAATTGGACCTGCTTTTATAAAATCATTTATATCATTTATTCCTAACATTTGATTAAGTGCAGGTAATATATTTAAATTTGTCATCATATCTTTAATTATTATTAACATTGAACTACTGATATTATCAATTAATTCATCAGAAATATAAAGTTCCATATTTTTTATTAAATTAATAACTCCATTATTTGTAAATAAACCATCTGTTATAAAAGTTATTTTATTAATATATAAAGCAGGTATATCAAATAATGTATCATAATTAAGACTCTTCAAATATAAAATAGGATATGAAATATTAGGATCAGAAATATTAACCAACATATTTTTCCAAATTAAAATTTTATTATATGGAACATATTTTTTGTAGAGTAAATTATCCAAATTATTATTAACTTTATTATTAAGTAAAATATTTATTTTATTTTGTATGATATTTATTCTTTCTTTTTTATATATTTCTTTTATTGAAATTATTGAATCAAAAAATATTATAATATTATTTATAAAAGTTTGATTATCATAAACAGTATTTAATAATTCATTTAATCCATTAAAAAAATTATTTGTTTCTATTTTATTTTTTAAATTCAAAAAATTATAAATTTGTATATTGATATAATTAATTAATTCATATATAATATCTTGATGATTACTGAATAAATATTGCTCTAATAATGTATCCCATTTATTAAGTATATAAACAATCATACAAATATAATAAAAATATGTTATCAGTAAATTATAATTTATTTTTTCATAACCTATATTATTAAAATTATCATATATCAAAGTAAATATTGTTATAATGTTGTTATCATATTTGAATGTTTTATATGAAAAAATATTTAATAATTGTGTTATTGTTATTCTAATTCCTGTGTCAGATTTATTTGTTCCGCCAAAAATATTTTTTGGAATTACAAGACTTTTATTAATATTAGTTAATAAAGAATTAAAAATATTATTAACATAATTTGTATTTAGTTTTAAAATTGAATAATTTTCAGTTATGTTTCCATATTGATTTAATATATTTATAAGAGAATTTTGAATAAAAATTTCTAATATATTTGTTTCATTATATTTATTAAAATTATTGACAATATCTGAAAAAATAGTTTCCATAAATTTTGTATTAGATTCATAATTATAAAAATTATTGATATTAAAATTATTAATACTTTTGATTGTTGAATTTTGTATATTTTTAAAATAATTCTCTATCAAATTATTTTTTATAATATTTTTATTAATGAAATCTAAATAATTACAAATATCATTTTCTAAATTTATACAATAAAACAAATTATAATCATACAAATATTTATTACATTTTGTTATGTTAAATAAAAATATATCATAAAAATTGGAATCATCTAAATTATTTATATATATGTAAAATAATTCCATTTTATACAATATCTCTAATTTATAATTAGTTTCATATATATAATCAATTGATAAATTTGGATTATTTATAGACATTGCTGTGTAATTTAATAATAATAATTCAAAATTAAGTTTATTGTTGTAAAATATTTCATCATAATTTAATAATACTAAACCATAATTATTATTTGTTATTAAATTTAATAATTTTAAACTAAAATTATTAATAAAAGTTTGTTTTTCTGTAATATTATTTTTTTCATTAAATATAATTTCATACAATATATTGAGTTTTTCAAAAGATATGTAATTAAAATTTATTTGTATTATTTCAGTTAATATTTCTTGTAAATTTTCAATGTTATTTTGATTGTTTTCAATATTATTAATAATATAATAAATATATGATGTAATATATTGCTCAAATTGTATTATAGTTAAACTATATTCAGTTATTATATAATTATTTTCTATATATTCTTTATAATAAAAAATCACATTGTTAAAGTAAGTATTATATATATTTATTAAATTATTTTTCCAACTAATATTTTCATTTGTATATAAAATTTGCATTAATGCTTTAGAAAATCTATTTACAAATTCGCTATAATTAATACTATTAATAATTTTATTAAATAATAGTTGTGATGTATAATATTGATAATATAAATATGAATTTTTAAGATATTGAGAAATATTATTAAAACTTGCAAATTCTTGAATGAATGTATTAATTAAATTTTTTGTATTAACTAAATTATTTTCTAATTTTATAGATAATTTATTTTCTAAATACCAATTTATTAATGTTATAGCACTTTCTAAATAAAATGCTAAATTAAAAATTTTATTTGTAAACTCTAAATTATAATTACTTGGAAATTCTATTATGTCCATAAAAATTTTAAAATTATCTCTTACTGTTCCTGTTGTTTGTTCTGGTTTATAAAGTAATCCATATAATTCATAAAAATATAATTGTTTTATGTAATATCCAATTTCATTAATATTTAAAGTTTTATTACCAATTGTTTTTAATATATTAAGTAATTTTAAATTTTGTACATCAGTTAATGAAACATTAGTTTTAAAAGAAAAATAATATTTTAAATACAATTTAATTAATTCATTAAAATTATTAATAAATATTTGATTATCGCCATTATAAAGAAAATAAGGTTGAGATAACCAAGTATAAATAATATCTGTCAAAATAAAATTAAATAATTCTTTGCTAAACATTTTAATATTTAATAATGCATAATTATTATTGATTATATTGCCATAATAAATATATTTTTGTTTATAAATAACTGTGTAGTTTTCTTGAAAATTATAAAAATTATAGTCTTCATTATAATATTTTTTATAAATATCAATACCATTTTTATAGATTGTTTTCATATTAAAATTTAATGTTCCAAAATCATAATCAATTGGAATTATATTTGAATAATTTTGTGTATCATAAACAAGAGAAGACAAATTATTTATATTTTTACTTCTTGCAAAAATGTATTCAATGTTATTTAAATAATTACTATCATTATTAATTTTTTTAGTATTTGAAAAATTCAAAATATCATTTTTAATATAACTACTTGAACAATAACCTTTTAATTCTTCTACAACTTCATTAATATTAAAAGTGCCTGTCCAAAAATTTGCAATAATATTATTTAAATCATTTGTTTGATTTTCAAATGTTATATTATAAGAATTCAACAATTTTATTAATAAAATAAACAATACATTAATATTATTAAGTTGTGTATTTGTATAATATTTTTTTTTATTAATCATAAAAGTTGATTTAACAAGTTGAAAATTATTAATATCATTGATGTTTATTAAACTAAATCCATAAAATATATTTAAATTTGATAATATTGAATTTGTTAAAAAATATGAATTTGTATTGTTATTTGTTTGATCTAAATTTAATAAAACATTGAAATTTTGAACTAATTTACTAATAGTAATATCATTTTGTTCTGTTGTTGTTATTACTGAATTAGTATTGATATCATTAAAACCAATTGTCGTTTCATAAGAAGATACATATTTAAAACATAAATTAAAGTAATCTGCAACATTAATATTATTTTTAATATCAGCATAAAAAGCGATATTTAAAAAATCATTTTGCGAAATATTATTTTTATAAATAGATGGATAATTTACATCAAAAACCGTAATCCAATAAATATAGTCTTTAAGATTATTATAAAATTCTTGATTAATAATAGTATTTAAATTTATTAATGTTTTTATTTCTCCAAAATCATATTCCAAGGTATGATTTTTTAAAATTTTAGTTTCAATATTATCATTAATTATATTAAACATATTTGCATTTATTAAATAAAGCATAAAAAGATAAACAACTATTTTTTTCATTAAATTATCAAAATTAATTAATAATTTAGAATTTATGCTAGCTGTTGTTTCTGTAGATTGTGTTTTAAGATATAAAATATCATTATAAATAGATAAAGGTGAAAAATATTCCATAGAATTTATAAATAAATAAATATAATTATGTAATTCATCTAAATTTGATACATCATTAAAATAATTAATAACATTTTGATTATTTGATAAAATAAATTTATTATACAAATTAGAATTATTATGAGATTCTAAAAATACTAAATATCTTTTAAAATTTATATAAAATGAGTTTTCATCAATTGGATTAAGAGAAAAATTAATAATAAAGTCAATAAAAATTGGGTTTTGTAAAAAATTATTTTTATCTGTGTAATTTTCATAATTTAAAATTTCAAAACTAATGTCATTTTGATAAAGAGCTAAATTTGCTTCATATTGTTTATTAATAGATTTTGTATATATATTGTTATATAATTTTACATAATCATATAATGAATTAGTATTCATAAAATTTAGTATAAATTCATCATTATTATGAATATTTAAAACATATTGATTAATATAAATATACAAATAGCGATTAATATTTTTTTCAAGATTAATAGATGAAATAATTCTAGAATTGAAATATCTAATAACAAAATTTCTAAAATGTGGGAAATTAATTAATGTGGGTTCATAAGTAGTTATATCATAAATATTATTTTGAATAGTTGAATTTAAATTTGCATTATTAATTAAAAAATTTTTAGTATTTGAAAAAAATAAAGTATATGTATAAGTTTTTGTAGAATTATTAATATTAAAAAATTTAGATAAAATAGAAAATATTTGTTCAATTAATTTAATATTGTAATTGTATGTATTAGAAAAATTATAAAATTGATATGATTTATATAAATTATCATAAATTTGTTTTATTAAATATGTTGTATTGTCATAAATTGTATTAACATAATCTACACTTGTTGTAAATAAATCAAAACTCACAAAATTATTTGTTGTTATATAATTTAAAAAATATTTGTTATTGGCTATATTTAATAATTTTTTATTTTCATCAGTTATAGTATTAATTGTTTTTGCATAATCATTAAAAAAATATGCATTATAACAAATTTGTTTTTTAGAATTATTTACATTAAAATTTTTATTATTAGTTTGAGTTTGAAACCAAGAAACAGTATCATTAATATTATATTGATTATCAAAAACAGTATTAATAATTTCATTTTTATTTATAACAAACTTATTAAAATTTAATAATTTATTTTCAAAAAGATTTGTATTATTAAAAACAAAATCATTATTACCTGTTTCCCCCACAACGCCCAAAGTATTTGTATTATTCAAATCAAAAATTATATTATGTAAATATGGTAAATTTAAAGAATTAATAAAATTATTTTCTTCAGAAACATTTTGCATATAAATAATTGCATAATTGAAGATTAATTTTTCATTACTGGTTGAAATTATTTTTAAAAAATCTTCTAAAATTGAAGTATATATATTTTGTGCATATTTAGAAATAACAAAATTATTAAAATTAGTTGACAAATTAATATTTAAAAATTTATCTACATCATTATTCAAACAAATGATAATAAAAAGATAAAATAATAAATAAATCAAAATAATACTATTTGTTTGAAATTTTTTAACAGTAGAAACAACAGGTATTTTAAATAATGTTATAAAATAATCAAAAACATTGATATTAGTATTATTTTTATTATTATAGATAGTTTGATAAGTTTCAATAATTGAAATTAAATTTGTAAATACAAAATCTGAAACTAAATAATTATTAAGATATGTAAAATTATCAAATAAATATTTTATTACACCATTTGTTATATTTTGATAATAATTTATAATATTGTCTCCAAAACTAATATTAACATTAAATAATAAATTTTTATAATATGAAAAACCATCATAAATTTGTTGATAAGATAATATATTTTTATTTTGTTTTATATCAAATGTATTTGTTTTTTCAATAAAAGAATAAAAATTTATTTCAGTTAATAAATTTGGAACATAATATATTTGATTAATAGTTGAAATTATTAATTTATTAATATTATCAAATAAAGTTCCTATTGAATAACTTGTATAAAAACAATTTTTGTAATAATTATTTGTTATAAATTCTTGAGGATTGTAAATAACATTATTAAAATTATCATATTGTAATGGTGATTGTATAATAGTATTTAAATTATTAATACAAATATCAAAGTTGTCATTGTTTTTATTTAAAAATTGTAAAATAAAATTTATGATATTATCAACATTAATAAAATATTTACTATTAATTTTAAGTGTTATAACAAACGCAAAAATTACTAAATCATCAAAATTAAAAATATTATTGTTATATAAATTTATTAATAATAAAGTAATATCAAACCCATTATTAATTTCTATTCCTTGATTTGAATTAATAAAATTATTTAATATATTTTTAACAACATCTACATTTTTTAAAATGAAATAAAATGGTGCATATATATATAAATTTTTATTTACTGTTTCATCATTAAAAATTTCTTTTATTTTTTCATTATTTAAAATATTTATATTGTCATAACATAAGAAATTTTCATTCAGATTTATATTAAAACTAAAAAATACATCTATGTTGAATGAGTTTATGAAATTATAATTTAATTTCTTTTCATTTGCTTCTGTTTCATCTGTGTAATTTATATTTGGTATATAAATTAATTTGAAAAATTCATTTATGTCTATTTCACTACTATAATTATTAAACATATTAACAAATATTAAAAGTATTAAATCTCGCAATTGATTCAAATCTTTTGGCATAGTATTTATAAGATTTGTGTCAGTTGTCATATTGCATAAAAAATTAAATAAATAATATAATCTATAATAAGGCGAATTGGGTAAAAATATAAAATTTAAATAATTAGTTGGCGATAATACATTTTTACTTATAAAATAATAATCATTAGTATTAGGATAATTAGTTTCATAAAAAGAGAATGAATTATTAAACAATTTATTATCAGCGATTCTAAAAAGATCATATAAAATAATATTATCAACATAATCCACAGTATTATAAATAGTTTGAGTATTAGTATTATTAATATTAGAAACAAAATCATTAATACAAGAATAGTTAAGAGAATTAAGATATAATTTAGTATTAACATAATAATTATTAATAACATCATTCAAATAAAGATTATTAAAAAAATCATAAACATTACTAAAGTCATTATAATTATTATTTAAATTTATATTATAACGATAAAAATCGTTTAAATACAAATTATTGATAGAAGATTTAATAAGATTTTGATAATCAACATTATTAAGATTATAAAATAGATTATAATCAGTATTAGAATCAGTATTAGAATTAGATGTATAAAAGAAGAATGAACTAGTTAATGGAAAAATAACGATATCATAAGGATTTTGATTAACAACTTGTTGAATAATACCATTATTAGAATAAATAAAATTAGAATTTTTATTATAGATAGAAAACAATGATTTATTAGTATTAACGATTAGTTCAGTTAAATAAATAGTATAATACAAGAAATTTTCCAAATTTTTATAAACATGATTTAATATATCAAAATATTTAATTTGTTCTTGAGAATTATTAAAATAATTATACAAAATTTGATTAAAAACGTTATTATTATTAGTATAATTTAAAATTGTAGAATAGAAAAAATTGATAGAAATAACATCAGTAAAATTAAGATTTAAATAATTTGCAATAACAATAGTTTGAATCAATAAGTTATTCATATTAAAAGAAGAATAATTATTAGAATTAATATTTTTAAAAAGATTGCCAAATAAATAAAAATTTATTATTGCATTATCATAATTAGAAATTTTTTTAGATACAAATTGTTTTAATAAATAATTATAATTATTAAAAGATACATTTTGATATAATAAACTTTTAATAGATGAATTATTTAAAAAAAGGACATTATTTTTAACAAGATTTTTTAATATTATTTCATTAAATTTTACAATATTTTTAGAATATTTTTGAATAAGAATATTAAAATTTTGTAAAGGACTATTAACTAATAATAAAAAATCTTGAATATTAATATTTGAATAATTATCAGTGATAAGAGAAATCAATAATCTAATATAAGTTATTGTACATAATGAATATGGACTATTAATGTTTGATGCATTTAAAAACATTGATTGATTATTAATAAGAGAACCATTAAAATCATTAGTATCTAAATTACCAAAAATTATATTTTCTTTTAAATTAAAGATATCCATTTGTATAGAATTAAGATTATTAAAATCATTATTAAAGACATTTTTTGAATAATGTAAAGGAAAGAAAACATTATAATATAAATAATAGTTTAAATTTGCAGTAGAATAATTATTTGTTTGTTGATTAATAATATTTTGATATTCTTTACCAAACAAAGTATTAACAAAATTTGCGAATTCATTTTTTTTGATTAACAAATCAGTATATTTAATTTTGTTAGTATAATATCTTGCTTTTGCAGTAGAATAATAATTAAACAATGATTTTATAAAATTGGTGGTATTAATTAATTTATTAATTCCAATATTATTTGAAAGATTAAATTTTAGAGAGATATAAATATCATATTGGTTAATTTTAATAATATTATGATCAATAGTATTATCCAAAATTGACAAAGAAAAAACAAGAACATTTTTATATTCTTCATAATTATCAAAAGTAAATTTAAAAGAAACATTAAGATTAGATAAATCAAGTCTAATATATCTCATAGTTTCATAATTTAAATTTTGTGTTAAAATATTTAATAAATTATCAGGTTCATTAATTGTATTTAATAATAAAGAATAATCAATATAATACAAAAAAGAATAATATGAATATGGTAAATTAATATTAAAAAATGTTTTAGTATTATCTGTTTGTA